TATTATCTAACTTTTCCAGTAAATCACGCATTACGTTGCTACTAGTGTTGCGGCCGCTGTTACTAGTGTACCGCTTGTATCAATGTTATTTGGTCCAACTGCTGTAACTGTGCTAGTTGGATAGTTTGCCGCTTTACCAATTTGTCTAATACGTGCTTGTAAGCCTAAGTGATTATCAAATGTATCACATACTACAGTCATTGTACCAGTGGCATCGTTAGTAGTATGATAAATTAAAGGATTAATTTCTTTACAAATTGCCTCAACTACTTCATCTAATGCATCGTCTTCTGCTCTTAGATCAACTGCTGTACCGTTTGCAATTTTAACTAAAATTTTAAAAGCGAATACGTGACCATTGCTAAAAACGTTTCCTGCTGTTGATAGTCCTGATCCGTTTACTCTTGTTTGTCCAGCCATTAGTTATTCTCCTCAGCATTATCTTTAATATCTTGTTTGATTTCAGCATAGTCAGCGCCTGGATATTTTTTCTCAAATTCTGCTTTGCCCATGCCTTCTTCTACATCCTGCATCATGCTTTTGACTCCACCTTCTTTAACAATAGCTTCGCCTGTGTACTCTTTGTATAATGTAGAAAGCTCTTCTTTAATCTTACTTGCTAGTGCCATTGGATTATCACCGCCTGCTACTTTTGGATAAGATTTTTTAGATTTGTTAAGATCATTTCCACCTTTGATTACATCAGTGTGTGGTGAATATTCTTCGTCTGGTGAATTAGCGTAATCGCCTTCAACTCTAGTATCGTCGTTTTCAGCATCGTCGCCAAATAAAGTTGCTCCTGCTAATGGTGCCGCTACTTTTTTTACTATTGGTTCAACAATAGCACTTGATCCTGGTACTACCATATTAGCAAGTGCTCCTGCACCTTTTGCCGCAAAGTCTGATCCTACGCCGCCAGTCATTTTATCGACTGCATCTAAACCCGCCCCTTTTAATCCTCTGCTAACTATACCTGCTTTTAGGTCCATGTCTCCTGGTACATCATCTTTGCCTGGAATACTTGGATCATCGTCCATTGCACCTAATGCTTTCATATGTTTTTCCATATCCATTCTTGGTGCTAATGGCTTATCACTAACTTTTTCTGGTGACATACCTGCGTTACGCATCATTGACATAAGCTGTCCAACTTGTCCAGCATCGTCTGCTGTCATTGAAATATTCATTGATGCTGATTCTTCTAATTTTTGTTTTTTGCTAGGAGCTTCAATAGCGTCCATTTTAGCAATCATATCTTTAAGGTTCATTATTTGCTCCCTACTGGTGATACAGTATTTTCCTTGTCGGTGATATCTGCGCCTTCACCTGGTTTAACGTCTTGTAACGGATCACTTTCACGCTCTGATCTAGCAGTTTCAAGTTCTTTTAACAGTGACATAACACGATTTGACCCAACATTATCTTGTGCTGAATCTCCGCCCATGTCTTCTGTTTCTAATTTTACTTCATATGGTCCATCATCTTTAAGTGATTGATACATTTCTTGTGGTTCGTTTACATTACGTACAATAATATTGGACCTATCAATATTACAACATTGTGCAATATATTCACTTAATACTTGTGGAGTTGTAGGATAGTTTAATCCTGCTTCATAGTATGTAACTTCACAATTACTAAGTTGTGGAAAGTCTAAAGGTCTTTCTTGAATTGGCGTTTTTTTGCCGGCGCTCATTGACGCTACGCTATAACGTTTCAAGCATGTTTCTAAATCATCAGCACAATTCTCTGGCAATTCACCTGCTATCCCAATGTTAAATTCGTATATTTTTTTAGCTTCTGCTAGGTATTTTTCAAACATGTTTTCGTCCTTATTAAATTATTTATCCATATTCTTAAGTTTTTCGAGTAAACTATTACGGTCTGTTACTATATAACCTTCGCCTTGGATCAGTTCATCGTCTGGTTTTCCGTCTTTATCCATCTTTTCTTTCTTAAGTTGTAGTTCTACCATCTTAAGTTTTTTGTCTAATTTAGCAACTTTGGCATCAAGTGATGTTTTAAGCATTCCGCCTGCTACTTCAAAGACTCTACCTGAATATCTTGACTCAACATTCATACCCAAATCCATTAGATCATCATATGCATCCATGGCTTTTTGAGCAACTTCATTTAGCTCTGTGTCAGCCATTTCACCTAATCCCTTAACTGCGGGTAGTGCGGCTGATATTTTATCAAATTCTGCAATATCTCGTAAGGTTTCGTTCTGTTGAGCTACTACTTCTTTGCTGGCTTTTTTCTGATCTTGTTTGATAATTTCTTTACTATCAGGTAGATCAAGTAGTTCTTCTAATTTCTTTGTCATTATATACTCACATTAACTGCTACTATTATTTATCGTTTTCCGTTGTGGAACATGTCCTTTTCTGTAACCACTCTAAAAGACATTCCTTTAGACTTACAGTAAGCTCTTGCGGCTTCCCATTTAGCCATATTTAATGCAACTGCTAATTGATTATGTTTAGATTTGCCAGCTGATTCCATTGTAACTTGGTTATCTGGTTTTACTTCTATAAGTTCGACCATATTTCTGCCCTTTTTAGTCTTATATTGTATAAAAAAATCAGGAACATATATTGTTTGTTTACCTGTTAACGGATTTCTATATGGTATTTTTACTGCTTCACTTGCCCATGCTTGTATTGATGGGTTCTCATCGCAAAATTTACAAAACGCAAATTCCCAACTACTACGATAAGTTGGCGTTTTACGTCCTACATATTTGTCTGGGTTTTTAGGTTCAAATTTTCCTTGTGCAAAACGTGCCATGGGTTCAACCCATTATGTTTCTTGCTTCTAACGGAGTATTTGTATTAGTTACTCTAAATCCTAATGTACTAATTTTTTGTCTATTAAAATTCAGTACAGTTGCAACAGCAACACTAAGCTGTAGTTTATCTAATGATTTCAATGTATCTAATAATTCAAATATTTTAACGTTGTCTAACTTTGCTTGTTGTAAAAGAATAGCGCCAGTAGACTGTGCCGCAGGTCTATCAAAACCTTTTGATTCTAAGAAACCTATTACAGCATCTACTTCATTGCTTGGATATGCTAATTGTTTTTGATAGTAAGTATTAAAATATCTTTTTACATCACTAGCACTTGAGTTTGGTTGTTTTACTGGTAAATTTAATTGTACTTTATCCATTATGTTCCTATATCTTTTCTAAAGCCCAATATTATTTGGGTTTCCAGGGTCTCTTGGACCAGTTGGTGCATTTGATGACACTGTACTTGTTTTTGATTTTGTTGCTCCAGATGCTAGTGCATTACTTAATAACGAGCCTCCTCCAACAATAGCCGCCGCTAGTGCCGCAGTTTTTGCTGAGCCTCCTCCGCTACCATTTGGTGTAATAACTCCTGCAACTCCACTTACATCAATTCCTGCTGTTTTTCCGATACTACTAACTACACTGCCTAATAATTCGCCTTTAACACCAGCGGCATTTAATCCGCCTGCATTTTGTAGTGTATTTGCCGCTTTTAATACTGTACCAAAGTTTGCTGTACCCCCAGTGATATCACTTAATACTCCAAAGCCTCCTGCTAGTACTCCGCCTATGCCTAGTAAACTAGATGCACCTCCACCTGCTAGTGAGTTTGGACTTGGTGTTTTATCATAATGTTCTTCAGCAAACCCTTTTGGCCCGCCGTTACCAATTGGACCTCTACTATAATGAACTGTTTCATAATCAATTGTCATTGTACTTGCCACAGGATCACTTACGCTGTTGTCCATGGTGTCGTGTTGCCATCCAGATATAATTGGATTAATTAATTGGAATGATGTGTAATTTTTTCGAGCCATCTGACTAATAGTAATACTATCAAAAAATGGAGCAGTGCTATCATTATCAAAACCGTATCTATATTGTTTGCCGGCCATTCCACTAAAAATATTACCTCTATTATATTCAGGTATTGCTGATCCAGATTCTGGTGCACCAGCTGGCTTTGTAGCGGCATAATTTCCGTCTCTATAATAGTATCTATAGTATGCTTCCCACATTGCTGTAGTAACACCCATGTTATCATCGTGCATAACTATTTGAACTGGTTGATAATCAATACGTTTTTGTACAACTCGTTTTCTATTATACTGATGTTTTACATCTGTTTGAATGTTATATGCAGGCAACTGTGCAGATTTAACAAGCATATTAAGCTCATTTAAATGTTTCTCTCTTAGTTGCGGAATAACTGCGGCCGCTTCTGCGTTAATATTAAATGTAACGTGGTAAAGAAACTTTACCTTTGGGCTTAATCTGAAACTGTCGTCTACAAATAGTCTTGCACCATGTGCATAGTCTGCAAGATTACCTTTAGGACTTAATGCCCCTGATACAACGTTGTCTAAAAATCCGTTTAAAAAGCTCATACTAATATTTAGCCTTTTGAGTAAAGTGAGTAGATAATTCAGTCATAAAAAAAGGGACATAAATGCCCCTTAATTTAAATTTTGTTTAGTTTAGATTGCGCCGCCACCGGTAATAGCAGTATTAATAGTTCTACCTACTGCTGTACCAATACCAGTACCTTGTGGTGATTGTATCGCATTATCGTATCTAATTGTTAACGCTATTGTTACAACTTCTGAAGTTGCATAGTTTAGTGTGTTATAGTTAGTACTTTCTAAGTAACAACCGTATAGTTCAAATGTTTCTAATACGCTTGCCGCATTTGCTCCATTACCACCGTCTAAGATTTCAATTCTAGTAACAAACTTGTAGTCTGCACCACTTGCCGCACTTGACTGTTCAAAGAAATCAAACTGTTTCTGAAGTTGTTCACCAACCATTTTCTGTACGTTGTTGCTAACATCTTCACGCAAGTTAAGTGTAATTGGTTCCCAAGTATGCTTACCAGCTAGATAAACTCTGGAGTTGTAAATATCAACCGTCATTTGATCAAAACTAACGTTAGGTCTTGTTACGTCCATAACTTGTTTTGTTAGCTCTGTTGACGGACTCGATACACCAAAGTTCTCTAAGCTCACTCTAAAGCGATACTGTAGTTTGGGCATTAACAAACCTTGATTAGATGCACTTGCGTTACTATCTAGTGGTACTGTTAATTTTGAAAGTGTTGAAATTGCCATTATATGCTCCTGTTACTTTTATTTATCTGATTATAGTCCACTAATTTCGCCTGTATTTTTCAATCTCAGCGGAATGTAAATAAACTCTACTGCTTTAACAGGTTCAATAGCTATGTCTAAGTATAGTTCATTTCTATCAATTCTGCTTGGAGTATTATTAGACTCATCACATACAACTAGGAAGTCATATAACGCTCTTTGTGACACTAGCTCTAGCATTAAGCTGTCTGCTTGCGCCTTGATCTCATCACGTGTGATTTTATCATTTGGCTCAAAGATG